GAATACTTTCCAGATAATTTTAAACAAAGAATTAAGACAATAAAATGACGTATATAAGAACAATCCTACCAGAACCAGATGTATTAAGAAAAATGATAGCAGAACAAGGAGAAGTTACTATTTTTAAAAGATATAAAAAATATGAATGCCTACAAGGTTCAGCTGAAAGTACTAAAATCATTAATGAAATATTATATAAGCACTATAATAAAAAGAAATCTATAAAACAATAGGTTTTATCTAATAATAACACCATGTCAATATTCCGTAAACTTTTTCGTAAAAGGGAGTATAATATTAAAAATAAGAATATGTCAGAAGAAAAGACTGCCAATATTTATGTATGGCAAAAATCTGAAAGAATAGGTAAAATCGTAGTTGAGAAAGAAACTAAAGACGGTTGGTTATACTTTACAGATGGAAGTAGAATTAATCCTAAACTAACAAGTGAATTTTTAAGTCAAGCTACTTCAATGGAAGAAGCTGAAGGTATTGCTAAAATATTAAGCCCAGTTGCTGGAGTTGCACAAGCAGGTACAGGAGATCCACATAAATTAGACAATCAAGATTTAGAAGGAACAGAGTGGAAGGGAATGAGGTGGGTAACTAAAAAACCTGAGGTAGAAACAAAAACAAACACTGAAGATAGTATAGTAGTTGGTATTTTAGAAAAGCTAAGTAAAAAGAATAAAACTAATTTTGATATTAGTGTAGGTGTTAATATACCTGGAAAAACTATTTTTAAAGCTTTGCAAATGGACATGGAAGAAGAAGAATTAAAAGAGGGTCTAGTGAAGCTTGTAAAAAAACAGATAAATAATCTAGAACAACAATTAAACAAAGAAGTAGAAACTTTTATTCAAAATCAATACTATGAATAGGCAACAAAGAAGAAATGCATATAAGTCTATGGGAATTCTTAAAAACAAGAGCTCTAGACAATTTAATGATCCAGTAAGAAATCAAATTACAGAACAACTTAGTAGAGAAGGTAAGGAAAAACATAAAGCAATGGTTGAAGCTAATGAAAGAAAATACCATGAAGAAATGGAACATAGACTTGCTGAATATAAAAAGACTCTTGAAGTTGCAGGCTGGGAAGGTAAAGAAATTGAAAAATTAGCAGAGGCTTGGATGCTTAGAGCAGTTAAAGATAAAGATAATTATCAACAAGATAAAAAAGATGCTAAAAGATTAACTAAAGAAGCTGAAGCTTTAAAGGCTAAGAGAACTAAGTAATGGTTACAGTAGTATTAGACATAGGAGATAACGGTGTCGTTAAAATTATAGAAGATGACAACTACAATGGAAATGGTGAAGTAAATGTCACTAAAACACTTTATGTCTTTGATGGAGATCCTGATTATGAAAATAGAATTAAATTTTTAAAAGATCTTTGTTTAGATATTGGGTTAAGTATGGGTAATAAAGATGCTCAGAAAAGACTTAATATAAATCTTCACAAGAAGTCAAAGGACATGTCACTAATGACTAAAAAGGAATTAGAGACGAGTATTATGGCAGCAAGTAGACTTGTGGAGAAGTATAAAAAAGAACTTAAAAAATATGAATCTTAAGGTAGAATGTATATGGTGTAAAACTAAAACTGATTTTAATAGATTTGCAAGAGAAACTAAAAAATCAGAAGAATATGATAAGTTTAAAAATCAAATAATTTCTTATAATGAAATTGGAGATAGACTTTCTAAGAGTGATCCTTATGGAAATACTCCATCTGAAACTTTAGTTGCTTTACATATACAAAAATTAATACGGAATCTTGTTAATAAAAATAGGAGAGTTGAAGAAGAAGTTGAAGAAGATCAAACTGCAAAAGTTACATATCTTCTTAAAAACTTAAATCAAGAAAATGTACTAAATTTTAAAAACTTTATTAATGAAATTGCAGACGGCGTAGAGTTTGAATTAGTAGTTATTAATAGAGAAGATAAATTAGATCCTAAAGTATTGAGTAAATTCGATAACGTTAGAATTGTAGATAATGATAAGACATAAGATATTTTCAAAAGGTGAAAGAATCCATGCTCTAATACATTCAACAACAAATCCAAATATTTTATTTCCAGTTAGAGGCACGATTTATGATACTAAATTTGATGAGTACAATCCTCAATATCAAATTAAAGTAGATAAAATGTATGATGATATTGCGTTCTTAAAGCGATATTTATTTAAAGGCCGAACTATCCGAAATTTTGATGGTAAAGATAGTAGGTGGAAATTTACAAGAACAAGTTATAAAACAACAGATGAGTTTGTACAGAAAGTTTTTAATGGTGATAATTGGGAAGGCTACTTAATTGTAGTTGATAGTGTTTATTGCTGTAGAACAAGAAAAGAACAAGTTGACTTCTTTAATAAGATACAAACGTTTATGATACAAAAGAATCTGAGAGAGCTATTCGAGATGACTAGAAGGAAAGAATACAGATATGGCAGATTTTATTATCATACTAAAGATATGTTCAAGAGAGCACTTAAAAAGTTCTTTGGTGAACGATCACCTCAATCAGATAAATGGTGGAATGATTTTCTTGCATCCACCGATATTAGAGATTTAGACAAACACGTCTAAACTTTAAGTGATATATAAATAAAAATAATACTTTTTAATGAGTACTTTAACCCATATTTTAGAAGAGGGACAAAATGCTGCAGATTATGCATTTAATAAAATATCAGACACTGGTGAATTTTTATATGATAATTTAGTTGAAGGCATGGAAGCAAGACCATATACTGGTAAAATAGAAGGTGCTACAAATAACCCAACAGATGAAGAAATAAAAAAACTATTATTCAAAGCTTCAAATCCAGATTTTGATCCAGTACTTGTTAAAAAGGAAGGACTTTATCCTAAGTCTAATCTTAAACAACCTGCAGTATATGATGTAAAGGAAGGTGAAACATCAAAGGTAGAGTCAGATGCCCCTTTAAGTAGAGTTAATAATTGGAGTCTTATTAAATATAGAGGACAAGGTGAAAATCCAGATTATAATAAAGCCATGATTGGAGGTGGTAAAGGAGATAATGGCTTAGCTATTAACCCAACTGCTAATAATATTATTCAAAGAACGTTTACTAAAGGATCTCCTAGTTTTAGATATAATCAAAAGGATTTTATATTTTGCCAACATTATGGTAAAGTTTCAAATAGTTATATGTTAACATTAAGAAGGTTTCCATTTCCAGTTGAAGATAATATAATAGATCCTAAAAAATATAGCATGACAGAAAAAAAACCTGTTGATAATGTTCAACCTGCACTGGCACAAGCTATAACATGGATGAGTCCTACTATTGGAAATGATCTTAAAGATATTTTAAAATTTAGTGTAGGTTTTAAATGGAAATCAGCTGAGGCTAATATACAGGAAATCAATAGTAAACCTAGAGATAGAGGATTTGTTGGAGGATTTTTAGATGGTTTACCTGCATCGCAAGCTACTCAAGGTGGTTTAAAAGGAGAGAGTGCAGCTACTACTTATAGAAGAAAACAACAAGGTGGTAATTGGGATCCTTTAAAACAAACATATCCTAATCACACATTTGCTCCACTTAATGTTATAAAAAGTATGCAAGTTAGAGATAGCGGTTTAACCTTTAATCAAAGCTTTAGTTTAACTTTTAATTATGATTTAAAAGGAATTCCTAATACTTCGCCTAAGGTTGCATTTTTAGACGTTTTATCAAATTTATTAGTTTTAACTTATAATAACGCTCCTTTCTGGGGAGGTGCTACTAGATATACAGGCGGCGGTATTGTTGGTAATTCATTAGGTGACCTCAAAAAATTACAAAAAGGAGATTATAAAGGGTTTTTAGGAAGTCTAATGAAAGATATAGGTAAAGGTATAGGAGCCCTTACTGAAGATTTAGGAAAAATGGGAGACAGTAATATATTAAATAATTTAGTAGGTGGAGGTTTAATGGAACTTTTTGGTGGACCACAAGGAGGGCAAGTTGCTCAAGCATTTTTAACAGGTGAATCTACTGGACAATGGCACTTAACTGTTGGTAATCCATTAAATCCAGTTGCCGTAATTGGAAACTTAGGCTGTACTAAGGCTGACTTTTCATTTGAAGGACCTCTTGGATATGAAGACTTTCCTACTAGATTAAAAGTAGTGGTTGAATTACAGCCTAATAGACCAAGAGATAAAGCAGATATTGAATCAATGTTTAATGCAGGTAAAGGTAGATTATATTTACCTGAACAAGGTGTATTTGACGTTGGAGAAGATTCATATGATGTTAGTGCATATGGTAATAAAGATTTTAAAGGTAAAAGTAAAGCAGAATTTTTAAGAAAGGCTGCTAAGATAGCAAATGGATAATGAATTTTAAAACGGTTATAGATAAAATAGTAGAAGGAGGCAAGCTTATTTTAGCTCAACCTACATTCATGTTTAAAGATAAAAAAAATGTACCATACAGTGAGTACATTGTCAAGGACACTGATATTGGTAGAATAGATCTAATAGCAGAAGAACAATATGGAAGTAATACTGATATTGAATATATTTTAAAATTTAACGGAATATCTGATCCTTTTTCAATTAATGAAGGAGATGTTTTAAAAATACCTGTTGATGGATCTACTATTAAAAAATTAGAAAGACCGGCGGTTGCAATAAGCAATATAGTTAGACAAGAGTTTATTGAAGGCAAAAAACTTACTAAAAAGGATAAAAGAAGAATTGATTTTCTTAAAAAGAAATATAATCTTAAAGAAGTACTTCCGCCTAACATGTTAAAGTCTGGATTTAAAAACTTTGAATTAAAAAAGGAAAATGGTGAAGATGTAATTAAAATGGGCATGGGTACATCTACTCCAGAAACTTCATTTTCTGCACCTAAGAATAAATCTAAGAAAATTTCAGTTAATGAGTCTGAAGCTGAATCAATTTCTAAGAAAATAGAAAGTGGTGCAAATGAAGAATTAACAGATGCTGAAATTGCAAAATTAGAAAATAGTGGAATTAAATCTTCTAATATTTCTAAAAAGGCTTCTAAGTTAGCTACTACATTTGATGGAAAAGAAATAGGAAACCGAGGAAATACTTCTTCTAATTTTACAGCCAATATGTCAGATGCATTAGATGATGATGGTAACAAGGTAGGAAACCAATCGATAACCCAATCTGAACAGATTGAAGGCGATAAAGTTACAAAAACTATTACAAAAACTATTGTAAAGCCAGATGGCTCTTCTGAAACAACTCAAACTGTTACTTTTTCTAAATACGAGTCTAAATAATTTAGATAAATAATATAATGGAGTTAAATAATAATATACTATCGCTAATAGAGCCTAAAATTAGACCAACTGATATTGAGCTTACAGGAGGTACTGAATCTGATGATGGTGAAAAAACTTCTAAGTCATTTGGTACAGACTTGCCTAGAATATTAATTAACGATTATCTATTTGAAGAGTCAGATTTACTTTCATTTAAATTAAGTACAGGAATCAATAAAAAATACCCAACCGTTTCTGTTACTGTTAAAGATACTGCAGGTGTTTTTGATATTGATCAGTTTCCAAGAGATGGTGATGTTATTACCGTTTATATTAATTCTAAAAACACAGATACTTTTAAAAGTATTCACATGGATTTTAATATTACATCTATTTCTTCACCGCCAAAGGGTATACCTATGAGTGAAATGCAATACTCTTTTCAAGGTACATGTAAAGTACCTGGGTTGTTTAGTGAAGACTGCGTTGCATATTCTGAAAATAATAGTTTAAGTCATTTAGAGGAAATAGCAACCAATTTAGAATTAGGATTAGCATCTAACATTGATAATACTGATGATATTCAAAATAGACTACAGGCTTATATTACTACATTGGATTATATTAAAGAAACCGTAAACTCTTCTTATATTAATGAAGAAAGTTTTCAAACCTTTTATATTGATCAATATTATAATCTAAACTTTGTAGAGATGAACAGGATTTTTAATTCTGAAAACGTAAGCATAGAGAGTATGCAAAGTAATTTTACATCTTTAGCTAAAAGTTATAGTCAGGATACGGGTAGTGAGGATAATGATAATATGGAAAGTAAATTATTTTTAACTAATAATATACAATTTGATAAGAGTAATCTTAAAATATCTCAATTTGCATTAAAAAATAATTCAAGTAAAATATCATTATTAAATGGATATAGAAGAGTACTTCAAATGTGGGATGAATTGGAAGATAGTGAACCTACTGCATGGGATACTGAACGTTTAGTAGAATTTGATGTTGAAGCCTTTACAAGTAAAAATATTAGAGACGTTGAAGAACCATTAAAGGGTAGAAGAGGAGAAGCTGAATATGATAATCATTCTAAATATAAATGGGTAGGTAGAATGCAAGACTATTCATTAGAAGGTAACGTACATCTTAATCATAAGTATTCTATATTGAATAATTGGCAAAATTTACAAGAACTTGAAAAATTAAAATTAATAGTTGAATTAGATTCTTTCAATCCTAGTCTTTATTTATGTCAAAAAATACCAGTAATGATGTACATGTATGAAGAAAAGAAATCAGCCGCTATCGATAAAAAAGAAGAACATTTAAAAAATAAAGGTGGTAATACAGAAGACAAAGCATTTGAAAGTAAACTAGAAGGAGAATCGGAAGAAGCTCCTATCAGACAAGATGATTTTACAACTGGCCATTATATTATTGGTGGAATAGAATATATATACTCAGAAGGCAATCAAGCACTAACTCAAAGATTAACGCTGTTAAGAAGAGAATGGCCAACAAGAGCAAATAACTTATAAAAAATGGGTTTACTAGGAAATAAAAACAAATTTGTAAAATCTAAAGGTAGAAGTGCACATGCATATGGAGATCCAACCTTTCTTAGTTTCTTTTTATTATTTGATTGGTATGGCCCAGGGTCCCCTTTATTTAATGGAGAAGCTGCTACTTTTTTAAAAGACGTTTATGGAGATGATAAGAGGGCAGAGCAGCTTAAAAAATTTACAAAATATTTAAAAAGAATAAATCAAGAAATGCCTTGGTTTTTTCAATCAATTACAGGTTTACAAGATGCATATAACTATGGTAAACTAGATGACGCCTTAAGGTTTAAAGAAGGAGCTCAGATAGAAATAGGTTGTTTAGAAACCCTAGACTTTACGATGGCTGGTATTTTTAACATGTATCAATCAATCATATTAGACACTAATAGATATGTAAAAATTTTACCTGATAATTTATGTTATTTTAATGTATATGTACATGTTCAAGAAATAAGAAACATTGTACCATTTGTTGGAAGTGCTAGTAGTTTAGAAAAGTTTGGAGAACAAGCAATGGGTGCTGCAACAGATATTGCTAAGTTTAAAGCATTAGACGGCGCCGGAAGAAAAATGATGTTAGCTCAAAAAGGAGGAGATGTTTTAGGTAAGATAGAAGATAGACTTAATTCAGATCAACTTGATTGGAAGTCAAAGGGATTAGGTCCTAGATTTATAACTAATTTAGGAAAGTGTATGTTTAGCTATGATAACGGTGCAGAAATGTTTAGTGAAATAACTAATAGTGAATTAGGTAATCAAGTGCAACATAAGTTGAAATTCACATATGAAACAAGCAATGTGTCTGAAGTAGAGTATTTAACCGCATTTAATCACCAAGATCCAGACCCTCTTAGCCCATTTGATAATCAAATAATGAACGATTTAGCGAATGCAGGAATGGCAGCTGCAACTGCTGCTGGAAATCAAGCCGTAACTGCTGGAACAGCTGCTGTTAAAAGAGCAGTTGAAAATTTTAAAAATAAATTATTATTAGGAAATGTATACGGAGCAAACACCTTGTCTAAAATGCAAGATGTTATGAGCGCAGGTTCTATTAATGCACTTGGACCTTTAGTAAAAGGTGAAGATCCAAGTAGAGAGCCTGAAAACGTTGGAAGGCCTATTGGTGATAATATTAATCCAGTAAGCCCACCTAAAGAAGTTGCATTAGAGTCTACTAAAATATATGAAGACTCTCTAGAAGAACAACCATTAACAAGTACTAATGCTATTAATATACCTCCACCTGAGAGTCCACTAGATAGCAGCAATATTTACGATTAAAAAATAAGAATGGAAGAAAAACTACAATTAAAAATTTCAGCGTTTGCAAGAAATATTGTATGTGGAAATGTAATGAATTCACCAGAAGACATTCAATTTTATTTAAACTATAGAGTAGAAATCGAAGAAACTCTAAGAAAGTGGGCTGAAGATTAACGGAATATATAATATATGAAGGCTGAAGAATTATATAAAGATAATTTAAGGGACACTCATTGGTTGGGAAAGGTTGTTGATACGGCTGATCCTTTGTTTGAGGGTAGATGTAGGGTAATGGTATATGGTAAGTTTGATAAAATACCAGCTGAATCTATTCCATGGGCAACATCTTCTAATAGCAATATGATAGGCAGTTATTCTACTCCAAAATTAGGAGATATTGTTTCGGTCAGATTTGATAATGGAGATATTTACCATCCTGAATATACTTATACAATTAACAGTAACGATAGAAATACATTTAAAACAGAAATATTAGAAGCACTAGGAGCTGAGGAAGCTGTTAAAGCACAATCAATTGTATATGATGTTGATAATAAATTTAGAATCTATTATGAACCAAATGAAGGTTTAATAGTTTCAATGGGTGATGGAATTAAAACAGAGCCTTTTATAAATGTAAAACAAACGGGTGAAATACATATTCATACTGATCAAGAAGGTAAGGTTGAAGTATTTACAGATGGAGACGTTGAGGTCAAAGGTAAAAAGGTACATGTTAATAGTCCAGCAATTGAGCTTGGCGAACTTGCACTTGAACAAGTAATTAAAGGAAATACTTTTCAAGCTTTATTTAACACACATACTCATACTGGGAATTTAGGACTGCCTACAACCCCGCCGATGGTACCATTGACAGGAACAGAATTAAGTAAAATAACTAAAACGGAATAAAAATGGCATTAATAGATTTAGATTTTGAAATAAGACTAAGAACTTTAATTAAATTAAATGAAGAAAAACTTCAATTAAGATTAGCCGGTGGAGATTTAATGAGCATTAGAAGAGATGAATTTTTAACAACCAACTATAAAGATGAAGAATTAGTTAATCCTTCTGGTGGAATTTATAATGCTCAAAAAAATTTAGATGAGTGGATGAGGTTAAATGCTCCTCCTCCTGGAGAAGATCAGGATAAAGTTAAAAAAATAATGTGGAGACAGTTTTCAAAAGAAATGTCTAAAGAAATTTCAAAAAATGTAGTAGATTGGCTAAACAAAGATGTGATGGGTGGGCTAGCTAAAGAAATAAATGATCAGATTAAATTGGCTGATATAACAATAACTGTTCCTCCAAGTTCTGTTCTTATACCTTTACCTCCTCCTGCATTAACTGGACCTACAATTACAGGAACACCAATTCCTCCAACAAATGTTACAATAAGTTAATTAGATATATAATTCAAGTTTTAACCTTTAAAAAATAAAAAAATGATAGAAAAACAGAATGCTGACTTTTTTGATAAAGATGGCAATTTCGACTGGGATGGATATGAGTCAACATGTCCAAAAGTTTTAAGAACCCCGAACCCACACATAAAAGTAGTAAATGATAAGCATAAAGTATACAGTAGAGAGCCATATGCTCAGGAAATGTATAATAAGCTCGTAGGTCACATTGAAGAAAATGATATTATTACTCATATACAATATGGAAATGCTTATAATGGTAAAGTCTTTGGTGTTACTGATATGACAGCAAGTATCGATATTGGTTATAGACAACTCGTTTATGTCAATTTAGAAAAAGAGGATGATGAATTTAAAAACATGCAACTTGGAGATGAGGTTAGTGTTATTATTACATCATTAATGGAAGATGATAGAAAGCCTATAATGGGTAGTGTTAGCGAAGGCACTAAACAAGCTACTTTCCAAGAGATGCTAAGTGCTATTGAAGAACAAGATACTGCATGGGTCGGTACAGTTACTAGAATGCTATCTGCAGCTGGTTATATGGTTAATGTTAAGGGTATAGAGTGTTTTATGCCAGGTAGTCTTGCTGGTATTAATAAATTACACGACTTTGAAAGTATTGTAGGTCAAGAGATGTATGTTGTACCTGTTAGTTTTTCTAAAGAAAGAAAAATAATGGTAGTTTCTCACAGAGCATATCTTAAAACATTAATTCCAGCTGCTATTGAAAAATTAAAAGAAACTGCAGGTGAATATATTACTGGAAGTGTTACAGGTTCTGCTAAGTATGGTGTTTTCTGTGAATTCTCACAATGTTTAACTGGTATGATTCATGTTAATGATTTAGATGGAGATACATTGGCTAGACATAAAAATAGAGAAATCGAACCTGGTGAAGAGATTAAGTTTAAAGTAAAAGATATTGTATCTGATACTAAAATAACCTTGACACAAAGAGATGACGTCGAATTAAACCCATGGTTAGAAATTAATAAGAAATTTAAAGTACCTTCCGAGGTTGAGGCTACTGTAAAAACTTGTAAAGACTATGGTTTATTCGTAGAGTTAGAAGCTGGAGTTGTAGGGTTATTACATGTTAGTGAAATTGGTGAGGATAATATTAAAAAATACAAGCCAAAACAAACTATCAATGTTTTAATTACTAAAATAGAAGAAGATACTAAGAAGATATTCTTAAAATTGCCTAAGGAATAATTTAGGTAATAAATAAATGTGATATATAAATAAATAATTTATTTTATATTACATGCTAACGTATCAAATTACAAAACATAAAAGTAAAGAAGATATTTTACAAGATTCTCTTGTCGGAATAGAGTTTGAATTTTATTCCGATAAGAGTCTTGAAGATACTCAAAAGGAGCTTGCTCAATTATTAGGTAAAAAGATTAGGCTAGAGAGTAAAGCACATAGTGACTTTGTACCAACTGATAAAGAATTTAAAATTGAGCCAGATATGAGTGGAGGTAAAGGCTTAATGGAGCTTGTTACTGGTCCAACACCATATTCAGTTGCAAGAAATATAATAATTAAAACATTAGGCTGGATTCAAGAAAATGGCTATACTACTGAAAAAAGTTCAATTCACTTAAATTTAAGTTTTGATCCTAAAAAAACTAATAAACCTAGTTTAATATCTAAAATGGACACTCTAAAATTTGTTTTAGGATTTAATGAAAACGAGGTTTACAAACTATTTCCAAATAGAAAAGATAGCGTGTATGCAAAGTCTGTAAAATGGATAATGCCTAAAATTGATTATAATTATTATGAAGGTCAAAACATTAATTCACATGTTTTTCATTTTGCTAAAGAAAAATATTATGGAGTTAACTTTGAAAAATTACAACAAGGTTATTTAGAATTTAGATATATTGGCGGTAAAGACTATGAAAAGAAAACTACTAATATTTTATATTTACTAGATCGTTTTCTATTGCAGCTCTGGTTAATTGCTAATCAAAATAAATATACTGATTTAAATTATATAGAACTTAAAAAAATTCTTAATAGGAATCATAAGTTTACTGAAATATTAAAAGATTGGAGAAGGTTAAAAGACTATTATCCTGAAATTAATTTATATGTTGATTTAAAAAATAATGAAAAAATAATTGATATGTATTGGCCGAAGATATTAATGGAGGTTGTACAGTTAATTAGTCATGGTGGATTAAAAGAAGGAGATATTAATTATGATAGTGATATTAGTAGAGTGCAAGTAAATGGAGGTAAATTACCATATTGTTTTGGATTAAGTAATTATGATTTTGTTGACTGTGAACTTGCAGGTTCATTAAGTTTTTGTGATATTTTTAGAAGTCAAGTTAGCAATGCTACTCTATTAAGGTGTAATTTATATCAAGGTTCTTCGGTTGAAGGAAGCAAAGTAGAATCATGCTATGTTAATCAAACATGTGAAGTTAAAAATAGTTATGTGTTTCAGTGGGATTCTGTTTTTAAAGGTAAAATGATTGGGGGAATATTTAGACATGGTCAAATAGGTAGAGAGGCGGAGTTTGATGGCACTGAAATAATAACAAGTAAAAAAATTAATTAAAATGAGCGATATTAGAAGCGGCGATAATATAGATTTAAGTCAAGGTAGAGATTATGGAACTGATTGTTTAACTGAATTCTTAAATGAAATTGGTTCAGAAATAACAGGAGCATGTATGGTACCCTTAAATTTGCCACAGGCTGAAATAATAAACATTATAAAAAGAGCTGTTAAATGGTTTAGAAAAAACTATGAGTATAGTCTTAGACAAAACTATTTTCATGTACCAAATGGAGTATTTGATAGCCAAAGTTTTAAGACGACAAGAACTTTAAACTTTCCTAAAGAAAATGCAACATCAGGCGCAGGTGAAGTTTTTTCAATATATGGAGTCTATGACCTTGCATCTGGTTGGAACACTGGCGGTAGTGGTTTAGATTTAAGATTTAGTAGCGGTGCAGATTTTAATATTGAAAAAATGTTTTTTAGCAATTCATTTGCCGGAACAGGAGCTGCTGAATCTGCAGAAGAACTTCAATATTATGTAATTAATCAAAGTTATTTTGATATGGCTCGTCAAATCTTAGAGAACCCTTTAAGTTTTCACTATTCACAATTAACAGGGCAACTTAAATTTATGGGTGATACTCCTAAGGGAGATGTGATTATTGAGTGTTATGAAAGTATAGAAAACTGTGCACTGTATAACGATGAGATATTTTTTAGATATGTCGCTGCTAAAGTAAAACAAGCAGTTGGTGCTAAATTAGGAGTCTTTAAATTCTCTTTGCCAGGTGGAGTTGAAATAGATTATGATGGCATTAAGGGTATGGGTGACGAGGAAATGGAAAAAGTACTTGAAGAAATTAAAGGAGACGAAGGTGTTGACTGGATGTTTCACTCATAAAAAAACGGATAAATAATTAATGGAACTGTATATTAAAACATTAGGCGATCCTAACTATGATCCAAAAGGAGTAGATGTTGAGAATGAATTAAGTCAACTTTTAATTCAAATTGAAACTATTCTTTTTACAAATACCGGAGATGTGTTAGGAAACAGTAGATTCGGTGCCGATTTAGAAAAATTAATATATGACTTTCAATTTAATGAATTTGAAGTAAAAAGAGCAATAGAAGATCAAATAGAAGAATATTGTCCAAACGCGGGCAAGTATAAAACTAAAGTAGATATTAATTTTACAAGAGGTGAAGTAAGAGATATTGCTCAAATAAATATAACAGTAGACTCTAAGTATTTGATTGGAGTTTATGTAAATTAAAAGATTAAAGAATGGCAGATTTTAAATTTTTAGATAAGGCTAGAGTAACTGCTGAAAATATAGTAGAAGACTCTAGATCATATTTAAGCAGAGTCTATAAAAAAGCTGGTAATTATTTTACAACAGCCAGTCCATTTTCTCAAATACTTGAGGTAATGGCTGAAATGAATGAGATGCTCATGTTCTATATAGAGGACTCTACTGTAGAGCAGAATATTTATACAGCCCAACAGCCTGAATCTATTCACGGGCTTGCAAGACTTGCAGGACATGATGCTACTAGAGGTTTCGCAGCAACTGGAGAAATTCGTTTTAGATGGAAGCCAGGCGTGACTGATGATGTTGCTGGAAGTAATTTAATAATTGAGCCAAATACTGAAATTCAATATGATAACAATGGTTTAATTTATTTTTTAAGAACTGATAAAGATGAGTTCTTATTACCAAAGAGTAGTAACGATTGGGTTAGAGCAAATATCATACAAGGTAAATTAGAGTCTCAAACCTTAACAAGTACAGGTGAAAGTATGCAAAGCTTTAATATTCAATCTAAAGGAACTACTGACCATAATTTAGTAAAGGTAAGTGTTAATGGAGAACAATGGACAAAGTTTAATTCATTATACGAAATGTTAGCCACTGATAAAGGTTGTTTAGTAAAGACTGGAATTAGTGGAGGAATTGATGTTTATTTTGGAACAGGCAATTTTGGTATAATTCCACCGAGTGGGGCAACTATTGAAATAGAATATATTAAGTGTGATGGTGCTGCTGGAAATCTTAATCAGGCAGGAGACCTTACATTTAAATGGTTAGGAGAAGGTAAGGACTCAACTGGAGATACACATGACCTAAATGAATTATTAGAAATGGAGACTTCAACTTCTCCTTTTATGGGAGCAGATCCTGAAAGCACTGAGTTTACAAAGTTAATGGCTCCATTGGCAAGTAAAAGTTTTGTACTTGCAAATCCAGATAGTTATGAATATTTTTTAAGTAGATATGCACAATTTAGTTATTTAGATGCATACAATACTACAAGTGATGGCTATTTAGATGATGACAATGTTATTTATATTTTTGCAATTCCAGATTTAGAGAAAAGATTATTAAAAGGCACAGACTATTTTTCAGTTGACGAAAGCGAGTTTTTCTTTGGAAAAGACGAAACTGATAGAATGCTTGGTGTAATTGAAGATAGTGGGCAGCAAATGGTTACAAGTGAAGCAATATTTGTAGAGCCAGAAGCTGTTAAATATAGAATGGATATTTCTATTAGATGGTTTGAAGGATTTAAGCAACAAGATATTTTTAATGACGTTAGAGCGGCTATCTCAAATTATTTAATAAAAATTGTACGTAGAGACAAACTGCCTAAGAGTGATATTATTGCAATTATAGAAGGTATTGAAGGTGTTGATGCAGTAAATGTACAATTTGTATCAAGTATTGAGGAGCAAGCTAGAAAAGATGGATTTTATAATTATACTGAAGTTACTGTAACACCATCAACTCCAGAATTAGAAGGAGCAGATGGAGATCAAAAAAGACTTGTATTCTTTAAAAGAACTGAAGAAATTAAGAAAGTAGTATTAGAAAATCCTGATTTATTAATACCAGTTACTGGAGATAAGCAAATAGAAGACTGGTATAATAAAATAGGACTCGATAAATATGGAGATATTATTTTAGACAAGCAAGAAGTTGCAATATTTAGAGGAGGCTGGGAAGATAGAGATGGAGAACTAGTAAAAGATGAGCCAGCTGTTGGAGAAATGGCTTCACTATCGGTTTACTTTGATAACCCTCCTGTACCAAGAACTATTTATAGTAGAGTACAGGCAGGAAATAGAAACGATTTATAATGGGACTATACGACGACTTATACAGGTATAAAAGAGAAAAGATCTATGACATAAAAAAGTCTGCCAAAGATAATAAAAAGTATTTAGGCTATGATTATAAAAATGACTTAATAACTAATAGGGTTTCTAGACATATTATGAGAAATCAAACTATTCTTGATTTTGTGAGGTTTTGTACTGACTATTATTATAATACTATTAAACAAATCCGTGTAATGAAAAATTGGAAAAATTACACAGCAAATAAAGATGATAAAAATATAAGATAATGTCAAAGTATTCGTATTTAAGATTTTTTAATGGAGTTGAGAATGAATTAAACCTTAACTATGATTCTACAAATGAAAAGTGGAGTGGTGTTGTTTATTTACCTGAGGTATCAGTTGGCCTTTATGAAACTTTAAACTTATTTATATTAGAAGAGCTTGTAGATGCTAATGGCCAAATAGTATATGGTAGACCTGTTTCTGCAGATAGTAATGGTAGTAATTTTAAATTTAGCTGGAAAGACGATAGGTATATTAGTAAAGATATTTTTATATATGGTACAAGTTTAGAAAACAATACTGTAAAAATACAAAATTTAGATGGACTAAACATTCAAGTATTAGATCACACCGATGTCGTTTCAGTAATTGCAGGTTTAAAAACTGTAAATGATTTTACAAATGATGCAATACAGGCTAACATTGCACTTTCATCTAAGGCTGAACAAAGACATCAAAGAACTTTATTAATTACAGATGATAGTGATGGACATGAAGTTGCTGAAATAATAATATATGGCGAAACAGTTGGAGAAGATGAAAGAATGCACGACCTATTACAAAATATGGGTGCTACTCTTGATGATGGTGATTTTATAATTTTTAAAGAGCACGATATTAATGAGATGGGAATCGACTGGAGACTCATGAATCAAAAAAGAAGAGAGCTACTTTTAGAATTACACAATATTAAACCATTCGTTGGAACTTATAAAGCTGTATTAAATGCAATTGACTTTTTTGGCTACAATAATATTACACTTAAAGAATATTGGCTAAATATAAATCAAGACAGCGATAGTTTTGGAAAACTAAAGGCAGTTTCAGTTCCAGATAAGAATGCTGGATTTAGTTATAAGAAAAGAAAGCAATTTAATTTGCCTTCTACTACAATGAAAAAAACAAGCAGATTTTCATTGGTTTATAAATTAAACGAGCCTAATGGATCATTTGATTATTGGGATATTCCCAACGTTGATGAAGTATTTGACTTTACGCCTGAAGAAATTTTAATTAAATTATATGGTCTTAAGAATAAACTACAAAGAGAATATCTTCCACTTCAAGCAAAGATTGTAGATATTACAGGAGAGGGAAGTTATTTTGATCAAAAGAATTTAAACGTTTGGAATAATCAACAACCTATTGTTTCATTCAATGAAGGTAAAGATGTTGAGTTTACAGTCTATCCAGAAAATAAGCAACTTTATATTGAAGACTATGTACTTGTATCTAATAATGATATTTTAATAGACAATGTAAATTTTGAACCTATTC